GCCAATAAGGCTGTTAGTAAAATAAATTTTTTCATGTAATTCCTTTTTGTTGTTAAGATGGTAACTTATTCTGTTACGAGGAAAGTTACCGAAACCCTAAGCAGTGTTTAGGCTGCTAATGCGAACTGTGCGTCGTTTGCGTTTACGTTGTTTTAGTTTTTACATCTTCTCTGATGAGTTGTCCACTTCTGTACTTGTTGCCCTGTCGAAACCTAGTCACCCCCATCAGAAGCATAATCACGTTTCTTATGTCTCTATATGCTATGTGCATATCGATTATGCTTTTGGTGGAGGTGGGGAGAATCGAACTCCCGTCCAGAACACTTTTCTAGTTGCTTCATACAACCATATCACTATTATACATTATTTATTATTACAAAACAAATTTACTTGTCTAATTGTTTCTTAACCACTAATGCAGTTGGGAGATATCTTTCTCTAAGATTGTCAATAACTTTCTTTGCATCTACTGGATTTAAATCTGGTGCTGCTGTCATATAATTATCAGCAAAATACTTCTTTACATTTTCACTTTTTATTGCAGTGGAGAATATAGAAACATACCAATCAACAACTTCTTTCGGTGTGTCCTTTGGAACAGTCACATTCCACATAGCCATAACCTCAACACCTGGGAGGTATTCAGCGATCTTTGGAACATTTGGATATGCTGGGTGTCGTTTATCTCCAGTAACAGCAATAAGTTTAACCTTACCTGCATTAATCTGCGGTGCAGCAACTGCGAGTGGCATCATACCAAATTCAGTGTGACCACCAACAACATCCATTAACGCTTGCATTGGACCTTTGTATCCAATTTGCTTAACCATATCTCTATCACCACCTGCTTTATTCATAACAAGATTGTAGATTAGTAACTGAACATTACTACCATAAGCGATATTTACTGGTTGATCAGGTTTCTGAATGTACTTAATAAATTCTTTGGCAGTGTTTACTTTGCTACTTGGTCTAGCAACAATAACCTGTGGAGATGTAGCAATACTCAGAATTGGATATAGATCTTCATACTTGTAACGAATTGCTTGAGTATCAAACGCTTCATTAGTTACGTATGTGCTAAGGTTGCCACTAATATGAATTGTATGTCCATCAGGAACAGATTTTACCAATTCATTTGCGCCAAGAACACCATCTGCTCCAGGAACATTTTTAATTAAGAAATTTACTTTTGGGTGAGTCTTTTCAATCTCGGCTGCAACACCTCTGAATGAAATTTCGTTTCCTGATCCTACACCATATCCAACGATAGCAGTAATAGGTTTTGTGGGTTCCCATGCGAATGCAAGGGTTGGGATAAGTAGCATCGCTACTAGGATTTTTTTCATTTTAAATTACCTTTTAATTTGTGATTAAAAAGTATATTGGCACTAATCGTCCGTCAATACTGTTTTTTATTTATAACAAAATTTCGAAAACTTTTGCTGGTAAGACTGGATTTTTCATCCTTTCGGGGTGCCAGACTATACCATATATCTCTCGAGTTTTGTGTCTAAATGCTTCTGTATATCCATCTAGATCCATAGCAACCTTTTCCATTTCTGGACCAAGTTTATCTATAGACTGACCATGATAACTATTTACGGTATATATATTACCTTCCATAATAATCTCATGATCAACTTGGATATGACCTTCTATATAGCCATTTGTACCACCAGTTAAATCATTTACAGCAAATGCTCCATGACAAAAACCAAATATGGGTTTATTCAATTTATAAGCATGGTAAAATAATAAATCTTCAGTAGTATGGCGTTCAATACTATCTGGACCACCAGTTAACACTAAGCAATCAAACTCGATTGATTCATCTATTATACCTAAATTTGGTACTGGAATCAAATTATGTTTTTTGAATAGATTATACCAACTACGCTCTAAAGCATCGAAAGTAAAGTTTGATGGAGGTATATTAACATCTCGTTGACTAATTAGAATTTTCATATGTAAATATTTGTGTAATCGTTTAACAAATATAACCAATTATTTGGTATCGGAGAAAGAACTGACGTAAACTTTTTCTTATTGTTAGAATAATAAGAGTCGCCAGTATATTCAGTTATGGCTTTTCTTAACTGCCAGCGTTCATCTGAGTAATCACCAGTCTTTGTAGCTACGTCATTATTATATATTGCCCACAACTGAAAATCTTCAGTATTAAAAAATGCATGAACTCTATTAGCAGTATCTTTGTCTAGTCCTATAAGAGTACTTGTTAATACATTATACCAACTAAAATTAAAATTCATTAACCATCTTAGATCTTGTATAGTATAAATCTTTCTTGGAATTTTTCCAATAGATGGTTCTAAAAATTCTAAACATGAATCAGTTAAAACATCTTTATAAAAAGAATCTAATGTATTTTCTACAAAATAACCATCTTTAAATTCTAGAATATAATCTCTTTTACTAGGCAACAAAGATTGTGTAAATAACTGATTAGACATTGCACCAGTTACATAGATACAATCACTATTGGTAAAATTATTAGATGCAGTTGTATTTAATTTTATAGAATATGGCATCTTATTTTTTATAAACCGATCAAATAAATCACCAGATTCTATAATAGAATTATAGGTTGCATATACTTTTACCTGATCTGTATCGTTAGCATAATAATTTAATGCTAATAAAACAAATGTACTGTCAATCCCACCACTCCACGCAACATTTATTTGTTTTCCAGTAGAAAGTAATTCATGACATCTATTTTTTACAATAGTATTTAATTCTAAATTAAAATTTGGATTTACTGGTATTGGAGAATATGTATAATCTATATCTAAAAAATGAGGTATAGATTGGGTCCTGTCAACTAAAAACGTATCTTTACAAAAATTATGTTTCATTAACCAATTATAAAGATTAATGTCGTTTAATTTAGATTGTTGATTAGTTCTGCTGAATGTTTCTGGATTGCAACTTATAATCTTCATAAAGTCTCAAATCAATTTTCCAAATGCTATTATTTCTATAAAGTATTGGTATAGAACAACTATTAATTAAATCAAAATCTAATCCTTGTAACAAATACATATCTTGTATTTCAAACTCTGGTATTTGTATACATTCTAAATTAAACTCTATAATCCCAGATTCTAATGAATTATAGAAATATACGCTTTCAACCAAATAAAAATTTTCATTGATATATGGTTGATTTATTGAATGAACAGACCATATATTACAATTTAAAAATGCAGTATTCATATCTATACTTATAATGTGTGAAACCAGCCGAAGCTGGTTTCGATTAGATTATGTAGTAGTTAGATTGCTACTGATAACTCACGAGTTGGTTGACCGTAAGCCTGTTTCATAGCAACTTGTCCTTCTTCAGAAACTTGAGCGATAGACAAACAAGTATTCTCATAAAGATCCCAAACGAAATTTTGAGTCATATCAAGAGCACGTTGCTGCGCTTCTGGAGTAGTGCAAAGTTTTTCCAATTTCAAACGACCGATTTCGCTATGAAATCTTTCATCACGAGCAATCTTTGCGTAACGTGATGAAACATATTCGTCTTCAATAGACTCAGCCATTGCTTGCCAAACTACAGAGGCACGACCTTCAGCCAAGTATTGATACAGAGCCAATACTAATTCATCGCCTTGAGCATTGTACTTGTCAAGAATGAAAACACCTTGACTTGGCATTTTCTTGCCATGAGTAGCACCGATTTCTGCTAGGTTTGCTTCAACACCAGAGATGTGCTCAATAACTTCTTTAACCATACGGAAATGGTTTGCTTCATCATATGCTTGTTTAGCAAGCAATTGTGTTTCTTCGATTGGAGTGTCGATTGGTTGGTTAGCAACTGCTTGAGCCAATTCAACCATGTTCCAGCGTTCATTGAACAAACGGATTTTGAAATAACCTAACAATTCATCATTGCTTGGCTTAGTTGCAAAATATTGACGAGTAGTTTTATCAGCTACTGTATAAAGAGTATCGAAAGTATTGCGTAATTCTTTAACGAATTCTACGGAGTTTTTCATTTTTATTCCTTGATTATAGTGGACCGTAAGCATCTTCCATAATCGCTTTGCTTTCGGCATTCATACCTGATTTAGCACAAGTGATTAGGAATAAGTCTTTACGCATAGCATTTGCGACTTCCACGATTTGCTGTTGAGCAACTGGATCTTCGCAAAGTTTAACTAATTGATGACGACCAATAGAAGCGTGGAATTTTTCATCCTTAGCAATCTTAGCATAAGTGCTAGCAATGAATTGATCATCGATACACTCTGACATCATTTTCCAGTTACGAGCAGCACGTCCTTCGGCTACTAGTTGATATAATGCTAACATTACTGGATTCTTATCTCCGCCATATTTCTTGATAAGAGCAGCACCTTTAGTGCTTAGTTGGTCAGCATGTTCTTCAACAGCAGCACCAACATCACATGGCTCACCAGAAAGGTGTTCAATAACATTCTTTACCATACGGAAGTGTTTCGCTTCATCTTGGGCTTGTTTAGCCAAAAGATTAAGTTCACTAGTATCAGCATCGGCTGGGGCAGCAGCGATTTGAGCAGAGATTTCTACCATGTTCATACGCTCATTAACCATGCGACCTTTGAAGTGGTCGATTAGTTCAGCCTTAGATGGCTTAGAGTCAAAGTATGATTTTACTTGGAGTTCAGAAGCACGAAATAACGCTTCATTTTGTAACTCTAGTTGTTCAACGAATTGAGCAGCTTGCATTTTTGTTAGTCCTCAGGGGTTAATTTACTCTATATTTAGTATTTTAAAATTACAGATTTTTAAGATTTTTGTAGTCTAATCTTAACTTTCTAAATCCGCCGATCCAGTTATCTCTCTTTTCAATAAACAACCTTGGATCATCGTTATCTACAGCCATAATAATTACTAGTCTTCCAACAGGAATTCCTGTTCTTTCCTCAAACGCTACAGCATATGCTGCAGTTTGCATAAAGTAGTTATGTATATCTTCTCTATCTTTAGGTTTGCTAGAAGTCTTAAAGTCTATTACAGAAAGTTTTCCCTGAAAATCAGCGATACAATCAACAGTTCCAGCAACTTGTAGAAAATCTGAATATAAAGGATCTTCTAGAGCATGAATATTATTTATATCACCTAGCCAGTCGGTAATCGACCCAAACATCTCTGCATCAAATATATCTGGGTTAGTAGGTTCTCCACGCAAATAGGATTCACAGAGAGAGTGGATTCTTGTTCCACGTGCGCTTGCTCTTCCAGAGATTCTGTTTGCTTCTTCTTCACCAACTCGTTGTCGCCATTGTGCGATCCCCTTTGCTGAGTGCAATCCTGTAACTGTTGTAACGGAGGGATAGGCTCTACCCGAAGGGGTTTTGTATACCCTCGTGCCATCTGTTGATGTATCACGTTCGAGTTTAGGGAAATCATGCTTTATAAATGTTTTCATAAAAATCTAAATACTAGTGTAAATCGTTCACCAGTTTTTATTTCACTGACAAAATGTGGGAAATCTGGTCCAGCTGGTGTAAGAATCATAGTACCAATTTTTGGTAAAAACACACACCCCTGTTCAGGATAAATTAACTCACCACCAGTAAAATTATCATTAAGAAATATAATCCCTGTATATTCCCACGGCTTCATCCTTTTAATATGTTTCTCATTGTTTATAATATCTACCTGAGAATTATCACAATGTTGTGTATTCTTAGAACCAGTTGGATAATATACTAATGTAACACTTTCTAGTTTATCATATGGATGTGTCAACTTTTTTAAAATTGATTCAACTAACGATAAATCTACCTTTACTTTCTTTATACCATTATCCGATGGTGTACCAAAATAAATCATCGGAGTTGCAGTATTTATTGGATCAACATCAGATAATATTTTACGACATTCATCTATAGATAATGCGTTTGATATAACTTCAATTTTCATTAAGCAAGTAAAGCAATACACTCATTATAATGTTTGATACGATCATCTAAACCAATATAACCACCATTGATTTTCTTGGTCATTAGTTTAATATCGCCAGAGTCTGCTTGTACATTTAGTTTATTTTTATTCCAAAACCAAATAGCCGACATCAAAGCAAAATCACGATCTGCAGTAACCCAATCTGGATTCTCAAAGATATTTTCCCAATCGTCAAACATTTCTTTGGCAAATGCTCGGTAGTTATCTTTACCAGTCAATTGGATTGGACCACGCCCACGATACTTATATCCATCACCAGATTCTGGACCACCATTACCCATGCGATTAGCGTAGATCTTATTGGCAATCATTTCTGGGTGACGAGCATAAGGTGTGGCAGATTCAATAGTAGGAAAGTACTTCTTAAAAATACTGTTTAATCCTTGTGCTGAATAATTTAAATTTTCTTCAAATACTGTCCAACCACCAGACTCATGACCACACTGGGCAAGGAATGCTGCTACTCGTTGTGGTGTATCAATATCATAAGTTGGAAATACTTCATTCATTGCGTCAGCCCAACCATCTGGATCTTGCGCACGTGGGAATAAATGTTTGAATTGTTCGCCTGTAATCATTTTCGTTTATCCTCGTAATCTTCGTATTTAAGTTTAGCCAAGATATAATCTTTGACCAATGATGAACGAACAATATCGTCTACGGTAAATTCAATACGAGTAAATGCCTTCATATGTTGGGCAATATCAAAAAACTTCAAGATACCAGTGACATCGTTCTTCCTTTTATTTAGGTCGGTCTGTCGATAATCTCCACACCAAATGATCTTAGACATATGACCAACACGAGTCATAACTGTGTCAATCTCTTCATATGTCAAGTTCTGCATCTCATCTACGATAATGATAGCATTGTCAAAAGACATACCACGAATGAATGATGTAGAAATAAAACTTACATATCCTTGTTCTTCTAAACGATCCCATGCATCTTTACGATCAAATAATTGATGACAGATTTGACGATACGGTTGTTCATAGATATCCATCTTTTCGCCAACATCACCTGGAAGGTGACCAATCTCACGAGACTGAACTGCAGAACGAACCACAATAATTTTATTGAATGGATTTGATTTATCAAGGACTTCTTCAATCGCTTTGTAAAGAGCAATAAAAGTTTTACCTGTTCCTGCTACACCATGGAGTGCTATAAAATAATCACCCTGTTTATATGCATCATAAAATGATTTTTGGTTATCGGTTAATGGTTGAAAAGTTTTTAAATTATCTAATCTTAATTTTAACTGATTATTAGCAACTGGTTTTGACTCACGTTCTTCATTATTAATTTCTATTACTTTTTTTGCTGCGGACGTACGAGCCATTAGTATTCCTTATTGTAATTGTGATGCTGTTTTATTTAATTCGCTACCTGGAGCACGCTCATGTATCTTTTGTAATACCTCCTTAAATCCTGAATCAAATTTACGAGTTGTGGTTAATTTAGTGGGATCGCCAAATGCCACTGCTTGAATTACTGTTTCGAGTTGGGGGTTCTCGGCTCTGAATGAATCGAGTTCTGATATTCTCATCACTTTATCAAACTGTTCACCAGTTTCTTTATTACGAAATACATATGTTGGCATTATGATATTGATCCTAGATTAAAAGCAATAGTTATTCGTTCATTATCGTCTGTACTATGAGGAACTTCATGTTCTAACCAACTTGGCCACAATAAAATTAATCCTTGTTTAACAGGAACAATAAAATCTGCGTATAAACAAGAATGTCTTTCTGTATTATGGGCTTGCGGGTAGTTAATGTATTTATAATATTCTCGTGGATCAGTAAAAATTAATGGTGATGAAATTTCAGAACATTTTAAATAAAAACATCCAGAAATAACAGCTGCTGGATGAGCGTGTCTAGTGTGTGAGCCACCTTTAGTTACTTTATTAATAAGAAATATTTGATTTGATCTTATTGATTTTTCGAATTGACTTGGGTCAACATTTTGATATTCTAAAAATTTTAAACTGTTTTCTATGATATAATCTAATAGTGGTTTTAATCTAATATCTTTCATCATCTCTGCATTAGCAGTAGCATTCCTATATGTTGAAATGTGACTAGTATTAGTAGTAAAAATTTCACCATATTTTTCAAGGTATTCTTCACATACAGGTAAAATAGTTTTGGCCAATGATTCTTGATCGTCTGAATACACACAGGTTGGGAAAATATAATGATATGTCATGTATTATTTAGTCTCTTTTTATATTTTCTGCTGGCTTGATGTTGTTCAATTACAGGTTTTATACTGCCATAATATTCTACACTCAAGTTATCTATACAATTATACTCTGGTGGCAAACGAACTACTTTAATATCGATAATATCACTAAGAGCATTCTGCAAATTAACTTGATCCCAATTTTTAGGAAACAATTTATTCAAACCAATCCAACTATCTAATAACTCATGCGCTTTTGCAGTATTATTCCAATACATTGTTGCTGAGATAAGTTCTTCATCTTTAAACCAATGTGCAGCAAAGTCACAATCTAATTCATCAAATAGTTTAGGATACTGTTTTAATTCAGCATCAGCATCTAACCATATAATCGGTTGGGTAAGTTTTTCTTTTATGAATATGGCTTTATAGTGAGTATTCTTTTCCCAACTACCACTTTCTGGGTACTCTTCAATATTATAAGATATTTCTGGCAGAAATTTTATTAATGATCGTTCAAGGTTTTCTGCTTCAAATTGGTATAATGTGGTATAGTATGAAACGATTAACATAAAGTCCAAGATGGTTGTGGACGATTTTTCCAAGAGAACATGCGTGTTTTATCGCCAAGGTAATAGTTCTTATATGACTGAATAGAATCGCCAGCAACTTTGTAGTCATTAGGCATTGCTGGTGTTGGTTCTGTGAATGGTTTATCCATATCAATATTTTTTGGAGGGCGACCAAGTGTTGTTACTAGTCGTTCGCATGCGTGTAGTTTGCTATAACGATGCGTGTATTCGTCTAGTAATTCACAAAACAAAGTAAATAACCATCGATAATTTTGCTCAGATTGTCGAACCCATATAGCGGAAGGATGATTGATGTGAGTAGCAGTATAAAGTATAGGTTCACGGTCGTCAGAAAGAACGAATGCAGTTTGTTTTCGACCAGTTTTAGAGAGGCGATTAAGTTGAGTGCCGTCAAGCACACGATGAGCAGTAGAAAGAAGTTGAGCATATTCAAGAATCATCTTTACGCAATGTTTATCAACATGCATTTCTGCACAAGTACGTGGGTTATTATCAAGATAAAATATATTCATAATGTATTCCTAGAAACTTCAAGTGTAAATTTATCAATACTAAAAATCATAGATAATCTAGCATTATCTACATTATTTCCAAAGCCAGTCAAAGGTGCATGCGGATAATCAGATCTATACATAATCATAGTATTATAAACATATGGCATTGTAAATGTGTCATTATTTTTATTAAAGATAATTGTTCCATGATTCTCAGGATTATCTAGATGGCATGGGTTAAGGTATATTACACCAGCCATCAATGCTGAATCTTGATGAATTTCGGGTTCACCACCAAGATAGTCATTTTCAAAGTAATGAAAGAATGCTGTTCCATAATAACTATAATTTATTTTAGAATCATTTGATATATTATCAGAAATTACTTTTCTATAAAAAGTCTCATTTAAAATATCTTTTTCTTTTTTACCTACAAGTTCTTCAGTTCGTTTACCTTTATAAGTTACCCTACTATTTTTATCTTGTGGGTGCTCTGAACGAGAATAAAATTTATGTTGTTTTGATAATGCAACCAGTTCGTTTGGATTATCAAAAAAGTTTGGAATTATGATTAAATCTTTTAACATATGTTTACCAGTGCCTTAAAACCCCAGCAATAATAAAACAATTAGTAATAAAATAAGATATAACGATACCTGTTCGGACGAGAGCGATTTTATCTGCTTCACTATCTGTTTTACCTTGTTTTTCACCTAGTGCCTTACACCACAGTCGCCACATTAAACACTCAACATCCTAATTAAACCAAATGTATCTATGGAAGTAAGCAAGATGTAGTTAGCAAGCATGCCAAATGATTTCCTAGTCCAACTAGCCCAAGCATACATAGCACAACCACTAATCCAGACAGGGTATAGTAGAATAAGAGGAGGATTAGGGACTGTGACTGCCATTGTGATACTACAGCCAATACTGACAGCCCAAGCGCAGAGCTCAACAATAAAGCGAAGTCGGTTAGAAGTGAAATCATCTTTTATCCATTGTAAAGTTGGTCCAAAAATATCAAGCATATGTACCCATATCATCAAAACTAAATTTTAGTGCATATAATCCACGGATACCACGTATCGCACCATGAATTTGTTGAATTGTATCAGAAGATTTGCTGTGATGAATAGCATGACCATCTTTAGCAGCAAATGGTGTTATACAACCAATAGAATCATCAACTAAAATTGCTCGATCATGAGCAAAATTGGCTTTTTCTTGTTTGGCTCGCACAAAATTTGGTTTGTACGGAATATTATTCTTGTTTAGCCAATAGATTTTTTGCATTTTTGCTTCATGACCTTGCCGTTCATCATAAGTACCCATTGAAGTAAGAATTTCAATGTTGATATTTTCAAGTGTGCTGACATAATTCAGCAATTCTTGTGCATCAGGCATGAATTCAAGGTCTTCAAAGATTTTATGAATGAAAACAGCGTCACGAAACTTCTTTCGATCGGCTTTTTCAGGGTCAATTTTGCGATATGCTTTGTCAAAGTTGCAAAGCACTCCATCCATGTCTAAGTATAGTGTAATCATAGTATAATTATACCTCAAGTTCACATTAAAGTCAAGTGTTTTTTGATTTTTAGACAAATTTAGTCAAATCAGGTGGAGTCCAACCCTCTGGTTTCAAGATTTTTCCATCTTCACGACGAATTGCCTTTTGAGTTTTGGGATCAAGTTTGCGCATATTCGATCCAAGCACCGCATTCCATGCTCCATCAACATCATAACCCTTCATGGCACAAAATCCAAGTGTTACCCAGATCAAATCCATGCAAGCATCGAGCATTTCAACCTCATCTTTTACCCAATGAGCATCAATAAACTCTTTAAATTCCTCTTCCATAAGAGATTTATACAATGCAGCATTTTGTAGAGATGGTTTTTGATCACATGCGTTCTGAAAAACCTTAACGTCTAAGTACATACTCATTATTTGTTCCTTTGCGTGTCGAAATAAAAGTCTGAGTGCTCAGTAATGTCATCCTGCGGTGTATTCCATTCGTTAGTATTCCATTCTGGCTCAGTTTCAAAGTCATTCACAAAATCTAATTTACCATCAAATACAAAACCTGCTCCTTTTAGGAACAATTCTACCTCAGATAGTACATCTGGTAGATAATCTGCTTGAAACTCACGAGTGGTTTTTGAACCACCAAACTCATCTTCAGCTATTAGAGTGTATTTCATCTTCATCTCCTTTTTTAGATATGATAATCGAACCATTTGTTTTTACAGTCCATGTTAATGTATCGCCAATTTGCCAACCACATTTGGCAAGAATTTCATCAGTAAACGGGAGAACTAAATCTCCCGTTTCTGGATCTTCCTCAATAGTTAGTATATATCGTTCTCTCATTAGACCTCCACATATTTTAATTCAAAACGATCTGCACGATCTTCATAGTTGATGTAACCACGAGGATTACAAACAACACGACATTGTTTAATCATATAATCAAAGTCTTCATGAGTGTGACCATGAGTCCACAATTTAATTCCTGGGCGATCCATGATAAAATTATCTAACTGAGAATTGTAAGCACCATTCATCAGCTGGTCATGCTTATAACGAGGGTGCTCAGAACCTTTGCTTGGAGCATGATGAGTACAAACAACAACAGTCTTCCATGGAGGAATATCGTTATATGCATCTTCAATTACCTTTAGCATGGCTTTATGATCAACTACTGCATCTTGAGGAGACAAGTATGCTTCACGAGTCTTGAATACTGCATGATACATTGGCTTACCTTCAGCATCTTTCTTGTGGTCACCATTCTCATCAAGAGTTGGTTCCTGTGTTCTGAAATTAACTTCACGTAGACTGTTCTTGCAGATTTGAAAATCATTCATACGACGACTAACATGATTCATGGTCATTTCATTTTCACCATTCATGTCAGTCCAGAGAGTTCCACCAATAAAGACAACATCGTTATGTTCCCAAACTTCTTTGTCGAGGAAGTGGATATTATCACCACACTGCTTCATGGCGTCTCTTAGATAACCTGCAGAAGTAGCAAAGTCACCATGGTAATGCTCGTGATTACCCATAACATAAACCACATGAGGGAAGTTCCTACTACAAGCAGTAAAAAAATCAAGATAGCGATCAGTTTTAGCACTAGATAAAATATTATCGGTGACACGCAGATCAACAGCAGTACAAATATCACCAGATAAAACAAGGACTTCAGCATTCTGTGTGTTTTCTAATTCAAGTTGTCCAAATTCAAGATGGACGTCAGAGCAAATTGCGATTTTCATTTTCATCTTTCAAATTAATCCAACCAGTTATGATCCATTTTTCCATAGTAGTAGAAATCTCACTTTTGTGTGTAAACGTCCAGTCTGCTGGCCAGATTACAGTTAGTCCTTTTTCAGCTTTTATTTTTAAGTTTTGATACATAAATTCAGTTCCTCCATCTGGAACATCGTTTATGTATGTCATAAAAACTAAATGTCGTGTAGAGTTATCAACAGTATCAGTACCACGTTCCGTGTGCCAAACTTTGAACCCACCACCAACTGGATAATGTTGTATCAATGCAGGTTGTCTCATAGATAGTCCACAATTTTGTCTCGCAGCTGTATATTTTTTGAAATATAATTTCCAACAAGCAGATAAATGATCCCAATATTTTGTTGGCTGATGTAGTAAAATGGAAACATCTGTTGATTCTTTAATATCAACTGAAAATGTACCATTAGTTTTAAGGTTCAACTTGTGAAACTTTACAAGTTCATCACAGAATGATGTATCATCAGCATACCAGCCCATGATAAAATTATCCATGCAATTTACTTTATGTTCTTTCATTGGAGTGTTCTTTCATTATCAACAGGTGTTTTCAAAATTGCTGCATTCATAATTTTATTAAATTCATCATGACTCTCAAATTCTTGATTCATCCTTACTAAACGAGCAAGGATAATAGATGAAAGGTGTAATGGATCGAATTCATATTCTACCAGCATTTTACTTAATACATCATCTATTTCTAATACAAGTTTATTTACTTTGAGTTCGGTCATTTTGTTCTTTCCAATATCTATACATTCTTACGCAGTTTGCAAATTGAAGAGGATGATGTTCAAAGTTAGGTAGTTCACCAAAATGTTCTAGCATTTCGTTATACAGATTCAACGCTTCTTCATCACTCATTATTATACCTTAGATCTTAATTAAAGTCAAGCGAATTCACGATTAACATCTGTGCGCCATTCTTGCATATATTCTTGCAACTCACCTGCTTCATCTTGAGAACAGTTATATCGTAGTCGAATCATGTGATTAATATAATCAAAGTCTTTCTTTAACAATTCATTTACTCTTTCATATTTCCAAGATTGCTGATCTGCATCTTCCATTGAATACCAGCAAGCAAGGTACTGATCTTCTTTGGTTTTTCCTGACAATGCAGAATCCCAAAAAACATACCAACTACCATTGCTCCATCTACTGTAACTCATCTTTAATCCGCTTCTGCTGTGCTTTTCTTTCCGACTTCCAAAAAGTACGCTTCCAATCCTTTAAGTGCTTCCACCATTGAGGGGCTGGTTTTAAGTTCCCCTGCTTTACGTTCGCCATATAGTTCTCCACCAAAATAATCTAAAATGTGATTAATACGATTAATCATTAGATGATTATTATCTACATCTTCAGGATGCATCCAATAAGGTTTTTCAGTATCCATAGTTGCATACAACTTATCTAGTTCACTCTGAAGATAGTCTCGCTGTTCGGTTAGTGTCAATCGTGTAATACGATCTGCTGTTTCAAAATCAAGTGTTATATTATTCATAGTTCAACTCCATAAAGTTAGTTTTTTCATCAAGAATTTCAATTGTAATACCATTATCTGCAGCCCTCTTAATCATATCATCAAGAACACCACCTCCATACATATTCGTTCCGTAGGTATCCTCATGACATTGATATAATGAACCACTGGATCCTTCAAACGAATATACAGATTCTATTTTATTTACTTGGGTTACGCCACTGTTTAGTTGCCAAGAATCTGAACCTGCGTATCCTCCATACCAACAGGCAAAAATTTTATAGATCGTTGGTAGATTATTACCATCAATCTTAACCATGACCCATTTATCTGGTCTATAATAACTCATTATGTTTCCTTATCTTAATGCTGTATTAAATGCCATTGAAATTCTTTCTTCATTATCACTTGATGCTAAGACTGAGTGATATAACCAAGCAGGGAAAAATAAAATCTCACCAACTGTTGGCTTATACTTTATATTCCATTGCATAATAGTTTCATCAACAGTAGTAGGATTTAGATCATAATGAATCATCAAATCGCTCATTGGGTTTTGAAACTGAATTGGTCCAGAGTTTTCATTACACTTAATATATAAACACCCAGCAATATGATTATGGGGGTGAACATGTGGTGCATTAATATTATCACCCATGTTTATATTAAACCAAGATGCAAGCAATTTGGGTTTTCTATCTTCTGCTGTATAAATGTCCTTGTATACAGCAGGGAGCAAATCAGATATAGTTGTTGTAATATCTTTGAAATTAGGATCATTATCTATATCTTTAGATTGCCAACCACCAATATTAGAGTATTCTCTGCCAGCAGAAACATCTCTAAGTTTATGAATTCTATCAATTAGGTCTTCAGGAATATCTACCTTGAAGTGCCAAATTGGTGTTGGGAATATATTACTAACGATCAGTTCTATAGTTTCTAACATCAAAATTCCCTTAATCGTTTCATACCTTTACTGGGAACGTGGACTATTTGTTTCATCTCACCACCAACATTAATAGGCAAGTCTAGATGAACAAGGACTAGATCGGTCTCAATATAATCCTCACGAATTACTTGTCCTACTACTGGGATACCGCCTACACGACCAGATACTCGATCGCCATATACCCATTTAGGTTTTGGCTTAGACGCATCTCGATCACTAAAATATTTTGCTACACTGGCCATATCAATCCCGTAACACAAAAGTATATCTTGTACCATTTCTTACTGGGTTCACGCCATGAGCATATCGTTCCAACCCTGCAGGAAATTCTATTAATGATCCCATAAAATCCGTACCATATGAAAGACCAAGGTTGGGGAAACTTAACTCTCCACCAACAAAATCATCATTGAGTAAGACAATACCTGTTTTACTCCAAGTAACATCCCTACGAACTAGAGAACTATCATAGTGCATACCACTGCCGTCAACATGAACAGGTGAGTAACTACCCGATGGATATCTTAATACCTCAACGGCAGTGGTATAGTCTAATGCTAGTCTGTCTAGGATAATCCCACAATGACGCTTATAAGCAAATACCTTCTTGGCTCTATTATCTATTCCTGAATCAATCCCATAAAAATGACCACTAACTAATCCCCACTGTTGTTCTTCAATAGAGTCAAGACTAGTAATAATAGAACGACATTCCTCTATAGTAAGGTAATTGGGAGTAATCTTGATCATAGTTCTTACAAAGGTTTAGGCAGAAAATTTTCCACGGGAATTTTTTTTCTGCGTGTGAATATCGTTGTGTGTAGGGTAGCGAGAGATAAAATGGGTCGGTCGTACATAGCGTCCTCTGGGAGAGACTCCCGTCCAACTCAATATAGATTTCATTTTACCCCTACCCCCTATACCACACTCAGCTGAATCTGAAACGTATGCTTGCGCATCTTATGGTCGTATAAATGCACATCACGACCAATGCCTGCATCCGAACCCATACACTCTAACGCAAAGCGAACTGCTACGTTCTGTAGAGAATTGTCGGATACCGTTTGCTTATTAATAGCACGAGTAGTAGTATAGAAGTGAACACCATTCACGATAGCACGAATTTTAGCCATTATACATTTCCTTTCATAGCAGATACGCCACTAAG